GATGCTGGGATTGCCAAGTAACTTCTTTCGCTATCTGGGGTAAATCAGATATACCTTGGACACAAGATCATGTAGATGTCTTCCATAACGATGGTGATTATGTACAATACGCAGATTTATAGTAGTAATTTTATCTGTATAAAATTGTAAAAGTGGGTGTCTAATTTCGACATCTTATAAACTCTTTCTTCTCCCCCAAGAAAAGACAACAAAACTTCTTCTTCTTTTAACCTAACTGAAACTATTAGGTCTATATTAACAAATTCTTCTTCTGTTATTTGATAGAATTTTCTATTGACCATAAATAACTGTTGTTTTCTTAAATAGTTTTTTTAGAAGAGAAGGAGAGATGTCGTAAATGAACAAGCCAAGATTTATCATTACGACCAACTTTTTGGGTATTTTAAACCTCATTAATAATTTTATAAATCTTCTTCGGTTGTGTGCAGCTGTGTTTGGATATTTGATTGTAAGTTCATCGTGAAAATGACCAGCCCTATCTATTAAAAACATAATATCATGTCCATATGAGATTACAATATAATTTCTAAAAAATATTGGTAAGGACGCTCCATCTGTGTTCATGTCTTTAAATTTAATGGTTTTATAAGTGGCTTACAAGAAAAAGGTACTCCGTATATCTTAGAAACCCAAGATGAGAAACCAGAACCCCAATAGTAAACACTAAAACATTTTACACTTTTAGCTCTTGTTATGAATTTTATATCGAGCGCTGTGTAAAAATAAGAATTGCTAGATGTATTTAAAATTTGCCCTGTATCTTCTTGGGTGTGAGAGCTTTCTTCGTGGCAGGTAAAGATTGGTAAAGACAGTTCTTTTGCTTTACTTTTAATATAAGATTTGAGTTTGTTGGAGTCTGATATTACAATGATTGGTGTTTTGTTGTCTTGATCAAGTTGAGCAGTACAATAATTAAGACAAAAATCAAAATCTGGAGACCACCCAGGACTAAAGTGATTTTCAAAATCACCGCTATCTGTGAAACATGATATATCTCCCAACCTAAAATGAAATATATGAAAGTCTTTTTTGATGTTGAAATCTTTTAATTTATTGTTAAACATGCATTCTAAATCTTCATGAAAAAATAAGTTTTTCTTGAACCATTTGCAAAAATCAGAATCGACACTTAAAGAGTTTATTTTATTAATTAAATGCAAGCGGTCGGAAAAAAGACAATCATGAAAATTAGAAAATATGTATTTGTTGGCGCTTTTGGAAGCCTTCAGTATTTTAACGGTACTGTCAATATATTCTTTAGAATATTCATCAAGGCCCGTTACTTTTTTTGTGTTTGAATGTTCAACAGGAATAGAATTAACATCGCATTCTTCGTGATCTTCATACTCATTGAAAATTAAAAAATTACTGATAGGGTGGTGAATCAAAGAAAGACCAAATTTTAAATTGTTTTTTTTACATATATCGAATAAGTATATGCTACCCCTTAAAAAATCACCAATACCACTGCAAGAGCTTCTCAAATAAGAATTTATTATTTTAAAATTAGAGCCCATTTAAATTCTTAATCTGCCTTTATTTTTGTTTTTTTCAAACTTAATATCCTTATCAAAGGTATATTTAAAATTATCTATATCTTTTTCGTATACTTCTGAAATTATTTTTTTTGTGTTGTCATTATAATAATTAGAATAATGTTCATGCTCTGTCTTGTTAAGATGAGGAATTGAGGGATTAATGCCAATAATATTTATTTCCTGTAACATTTCTGAGTAGTCATGGTTTAAATTTTCAAACCTTAGTATTTTTGATGGCTCATCTCCACCAAATGCCCAATCAGATTGTTTGTGTGATGCTATAAAAAATGGATCGTCTTTTCTTTCTTTAAGAATAGAACAAAACGCATCAAAAGAATCTTCTTCAGTTATACCATAAGCATATTTAATGTCGTTAAGGATTGCATGTTTATACATCGACAAAGCTCTATCCCAAGGGTTCCTAACAACACAAAAAGAAAAGAAATCACGTATTCCTTCACCAAGAATTAAATCTTTTAATTCTTTAGGTTTTAAATGAGATGGGTCAAGTGTGTTTCTATATATTTTTTGGTCTGTTTTTTCCAAAACAGCTTCTTCGTTGAGTTTTATTACATTAAAATCACCAAGATGGTTGTATATAGAGGTACTGGCATTTTTAGGTATTCTATAAAAAATCAACTTGGTGGTGAATCTTTCAAATTTTGGGAAAATTATATCCATTTATCTTTTTAGTCTTGTTATATATTCCTTGTAAGATATTTGCTCGAAATCCTCTAACCCTGAATCATCAAAGTTCATTTCTTCCGTGTTCAAGCCTTCCCAAACAGCCCAAAACTGCCAAGTTTTCTTCTCGAATATCTTCTCCATGTTCCTGGAGAATTTATTTGTGTCGGTGGTTCTAGATTTATCACCCTTGCCACCATGCCAACTACTGCTACTCATCGCCCTTGACCTCTGTATCTTTTTTTGTAGTTTTTACTCTGCTTTAATTTAGAGGATTGTGTTTTAGCATGAACTCCCTTACGTCTTTTAACCTTGCGGTCTTCTTTTATTTGTGTATTTTTAGCCATGATTTTTAAAGTTTAATGTATTTAGGGGCAATCTCTTCTAACTCTTCGCAGATTCTAAGTATTTCTTCATACTGCATTTTTTTAGCCTTTGATTTTAAATTTGAAACTTGCTTGCAGAATATGTTATAGTCCTCTTCTTGGTTGATGGTTTCTTTTGTTTTATTATTGTAGATAAACTCATCAAACACTTCGTAAACGTTGCAGTCTATACACTTTTCAATTGGGTCGTAGCCGTCCTTGCCTATAACAAAGTTGAAAATGTCGTTCTGGTTGACTTTAATATGATTGATTTCTGGTGCAGTCATACTTTTATAATATATAGATTTGGGATTAAGTCAATATTTTTTTAGCAGAAAATACTATTATTGAATAAATCGATCAGAGCCATACTATGTAATAGTGGAAAACCCTTTAATATCTTTGAATGATGCACCTACAGGCAAAAACCTGGAGATAAAGCAAATTAAAGGTGAAAGCTGCCAAAAGCTAAGGGAAATGGGCTTTTGCGAGGGCTTAGAGTTACAGAAAATTACAAACGATAAGTGTATACTTTGTAATATATGCGGTGCGAAGTTCGCTATATCAAAAGAATTAGGTTGCGACGTTATGATTAACGAAAACCAATCTCAAGACCTCTAGACTGCATTCTCTTTAATATAGCACATGTGCCAAGTTGTTTGTCTATAGCTGTAGCGGAAAACTTGCCGTCTGCTACGTATTTACCCATTTTGTAATGCTGAGTTCCTGACCACAAATAAGGAGAAAGCACATCCTTGTGGTATTTAAGGTAACCTAACCCATTATATTTCTCTATATTATAGAGAGAATCGTTACATTGAGTCCAGTCGACTTTATTTTCAAGGTCTTTTAGCTTATACAATGCGTCTTCTGCGCTTTCTTCAAAAGTATAACTGCTTCCGTTTTTAGGGTCAGCTAATGGTCTGCCGATTGGGACCCATTTAGTTCTACCTGTCAAAGGAGAACCTTCGTGAAGATGTTTTTTAAAGTTCCATGTAGATTCTCTGCCATGCAGAGCAAATACTACAGCAGAAGGAACTCCACCTACTCGCATTTTTTCTACAGCTTCGTACTTTTTCTTATTATCTAAGTAAATAGAAATAGATTTATCTATCCTGAATACCTGAGAAGCATGTATTTCGGCAGAATCCCAGAGCTTTTCGTGATGTTTTAGTGGGTTATGACGAAACGGAAGGATAGGAGAAGGCTCACCGCCATCTGAATCACATTTTAATCCAGATCCAACGAGAGCCAAAAACCCTAAGAATGCCGCAAATTTAAACATTAATAATAATAACCAGACCAGCAGCTATTAAACAACCACCAGCAAAATAAGCAAGGAATTCAACTTTGGTAATAACGATTCTTTGAAATGGAGTAAGGCTGTTCCAATCGTTTTTAATTAGATCTTTGTCGTCAACATATTTATCTGTCGTTTTGCGATTATAAACGTTTCTAAGAAGCAAGCCAGACGCTCCAGCGATAAGTGTGAAGATTGGGATTAGAAGCGCTCCACGCATCGTAAGAGCCAAAGCACCAGATGTGTAAGCCCAAATGAGTACTGTGATAACCAATAAAAGAATCCAGTACCTTTTAATGTAATTAATAATAGGCAACTTGGATGATGGTAGTTTGATTTTAGGTAGTTTCATATTTTTATAATGGTGTGTTTTTAATAAATAACAAGCAACCCGCATATAAAAAACCAATCATGAGAGTAAGCAAAAGTAAAACATTTAGCCATTTAGCATCTCTGAAGTTTTCTGGAGCTATAAAAGCCCTTATGTGGCAATATGCGGACAAAGCAGTTAGAAACTGCCTGAAAAATATATTGGGAAACACTCCGAATTTAATCAGAGCCTCTGTATATGGAAGACTAAGAAAGTGAGAGGTCCAAGGAATAGCCCAATAAAAATTGTCTACTATATGACCACCAAAACCAAAGAATATACCACCAATAATCCAACATATTTTTTTATCGTCTTTGTAGGATTTAAAACATTTCACAATTAAAGGAAAACACTCATAAACAACCACAGAACACAACACAAGAAGAGGGATCGTTAACGCTAACGATCCCAGCTCCACATAACTTCTTATTTCTTCGTACCCCATTCTTATGATATTATCTATTTTTTTCGTATCTGTCTAGCAAGATGTCTAGCTTGGTTTTAATTGTTCCTACGTCTTCTTTTATTTTATAAATGTTTTCTTTGATCGGTTTTGTTTCTGCCAGTATTTGAAGTTGAAGCTCTGCTTCGCTTTTATGCTTCTTTTCGTCCGCTTCATGCGTAGCGATTCTCTCGTCTATAGATACGACCAAGGCTTCTGCCCCCTCATGATAAGGTTGTTTATGGTGATTTGAAACATCATTTAAGAAAATAACAGAAGTATATATGAAAGCTACGAAACCAGCTAAAACACCAACGACATATAACCAACCCTGTAAGGTACTTGGCTTTGTAAACCTAACAGCTTGAGCTTCGTGAAGCTCACTAACAGTAGCAGCTATGACACGTTTAATGTCATCCTCAGATAAAACAGTCATAACTAGTCAGTTTTTAAAATATTTATCGAAGCGACTAAAGATACAGCGCCAGAAATGATATGTTCTGCATGAGTTGGAGCTATTTGAACGCCCAAAAGCGCAATAATAGATATGATACCTCGCCAAGTGCTTTCCTGCTGGATTTTTAACAGGAAGTTTTGTTTAAAAGGCAGCTTTGTTTCTTTCGTTTCCATATTTAAAAGAGTCTTGGTCCAAACAATTTAAATAAAATACCCGCGCCCAAAAGACCCCCAACCGCAAAACAAATGTTTCTATACTTCTTTAAGGCATCCATTTTCTTTTGGATCTCAGCAATTTTAACACCGCTTTCTGCTTTCACCTTTAAAATCTTTTCTTCTACTTCTTTAACTTCTTTTTGAGCCTGGATTGTCTGAGTCCTAAGCTGATTATTAACTTTTCTAAGCTCTGCAGCCTCATTTTCTTTCAAATTAAGGGCTATCTCTACATCAGTAAGGCTACTTTCGAGTGCTCTAAGGTCGTTTGTTTGGTTTCTGTTCCAACGACCAAGCATCTCTAACTCGTCACTAATAACCTGAAGCTTCGCTTTGAGTTCTTCTGCTCTTTGTTTTTCAGCAAGTAAAAGGGCATTTGTAGTTCTGATTTGAAGCTTTAGTATCTGCTCACCACCGTATGTTGATGCCTTAGATATTTTCTTTAGCGCTTCATTTGATTTGTCAAGCTTGGGGATTACACTTTCCTTAGCCGAAACGCTTCTGATTGTCTTTTTGCTGCTTTTATTTGCACAAGAACAGCTAAATAAAAGAAATACAGAAAAGATTGATAATACTTTAAATAAGTTTTTCATAATAATACCTTCCGTTGTAAAATAATTACACCAAAATGACAATTAGGTAACACAATATCTGTAAAGAATTTAAGTGTATACAATATAGACCATTATGAACAAAAGGAAATTCATATCTACAACGATTGCCGCAATAACCTACATGGCAACTAACCTTAGAGCTGGTAGATTCAGAGATGTCAATAGAGAGCGTGTTACAGGGATACCTGAATCATGGGTAAACTTGAAGGGTGAAGACGTAAATAAATACGCAGAGTTCATTCTGGACATGAATCTAAAAAACATCACCCCAAGAATGGTTATCGAACCTCATTTTAAATCAAGAAGGGGTGTTGTTAACGATTTACCACCAAAGAAAACTTGGAAAAACATTAAAGAAACATTAAGGATTATTGACGATATGTGTTCTGATACTGGTTTAAAAGTAGATAAAATAATATCAGCATACAGATCCCCCGAATATAATAGAGCTGTAAGAGGCAGTAGATGTTCTTATCACATGCAAAATAATGCAGTAGACGTTATATTTAAGAATACATCGGCTTGGAAAGCACGAAAAATAATGCGTGATTACAGAGACAGAAAGAAGAAATTCAAAGGCGGTATAGGGTGCTATAGATCATTTACCCATATTGATACCAGAGGAAAGAATGCCGATTGGTGAATTTACGGCAATAAAGCCTCTAAAGCTACGACTCTGGCTTGCAGGGATTCTAAGGCTTCAGTAAGATTTAAACCTGAAACAGTAGAATCATTTCTGACATCTGTAGATGGCTGTTTAGGGTAAGACGCTAAAACTTGTAAAGACCCGTTATTTTGTTGTCTTTTCAAGCATACAGCTATTGGTTGAGAGTAACCACTTGTAGGCTCAACTCCTGTAAGCTGCCCAAGACCATCAACATAGAGTATCTCTCCTTCGTTAAAATTCTGCGTGTCTGTATGATCTAAAACACCAGCTGTGATTATATTACCAAAAGATCCTTGAGATATATCCTCTTCAGCTAAACCTATCGAAACGTCTGTCAGTTGGTTAGATAGGCTGACATTAATAGCATTTTCTCCTACGTTGAAGCTGTCATATTTAACTGGCTGACCCTTAAGTAAGTCTTCGTCTGCTTTAATTCTAATATGTAACTGGTCAGCATGTATTACATTAGTGTAATCTGTTAGCGTTTTATTGGTGAACGAAATAGCGCCGTCAGCAAGGTCAGTGATATCTGAAGCTATATGTTGATGACCGCTTAAAGAAAATGTTTCTAGTTTATCGTAAAGAGCGTCTCTTGTTGCGGCTTGAGTAATATCCCCACTCCAAGATAAACCATAAGGCGTATTGTCTACAACTGCATCTGCACCAGATGGACCCGTTAAACCTATACTCCCGCTAGGTCCGACAGGACCTTGGATTCCGCTAGGACCCGTTAAACCTATACTTCCGCTAGGACCGACAGGACCTTGGATTCCGCTAGGTCCGATAGGGCCTGTTTCCCCAATGGGTCCAGGAGTTAGGGATATAGTATCTATTGCTGCCTGAGTGGCAGTGCTGATCGGTTTGTTTAAATCAGAAGTGTTGTTAATATTCTCGAGACCAACATCATATTTGCTAAGGTTAACATCTCCGACTCTGCCAGCTACAGAGGTAACAGCACTTTCAACAACCTTATTGGAGACCTTCGCTGTCTTGATCGGGCTGTTTAAATTAGTTATTTTTACTGTAATTGGTTCAGCCATTAGTCTGTTATGTGTCTACTTGTTTTAAGATACATGGTTTCAGTATAATATACATTGCCGCCAGGCTCTGTGAATTTCAAGTCATACTGTAAATTATAATGTTCTGGCAGCACCAATGTTTCGGCTGGTGTAGCAGAAATACCTACAACACCATCAACAAAAGACCCACTATCGACAGTGAAAGACAAAAGTCCGCTAGCACCTGGAGACTCCTTTAAGTCGCTACTAACACTCCAACCGCTTAGGTTTACGGCTACATCAGACTCATCCAAACAAGTAATTGTTTGCTCAAAAGTGGAGCCTCTTTTGATTTCTGTTACAGTTTTTTCCAAATCACAAGACATCTTATATGTTAATACACAAAATAGGAAGAAGGTGTATGCTATTTTTAAAAGTCGTAACCTTTATAACCAATCACCCATTTTTCTTTGTTAGCGACCATATCTATAAGTTCTTGGGTGTAGTAAGAAGAATATGGTTTACTGTAAACACTTTTGTTGGAGTGTTTTAATTTAGGGGGTTCGCTTTGGGTATGCTGGCTTTCCCCTCAATTTTGTAATTTGTTGATTTTAAATTTCACTTATTGAATTTTCATGTGTAAATGGCTGGTTTTTTCGTTTTGAAAAATTTTTCGCCTTGAGAAATTTTACAATTTATTAATCCAATCAAACGTCTGATTAAGCTGTTCTGAAAATTCCCTGCCCAATACATCATGCCAATCTTTTTCCAAAGGCTTTACAACAGAGCGGACATTATGTTCTCCGTAGGGCCATCCTAGCTCATGCTCTTCTGTATACTGCTCTACGTTCATAGGGTTGACTTCAAACCTATCCATCTCAAGGTAGTCCCAGACTTTATTCATTGTTTCAATAGGATTGCTAGTCAGGTCTTCTGCGTGAACAAAGTGAAGCTTGTCTTTGTGGCGTTTAATTGCGTCATGGAGTCTTTCGACAGCAATACCAAGTGGTGGCATTTGCAACCATCCCTGTGATCTTTTTTCAATGGTTGTCCAATTCTGCGGGTTTTGCTTCTCTACTCCGACGAACCTTGATGGGTGTTTGATCCTCATCTTCTCAAAACTAGATAGAATGCCGCGAATGTCCCTTACTGGCACTAATACTTTTGCTTCTGGAAATACTTGAAACAATTGATCAAGATGCCCAATCCATGATCTGCACTTATCTACAACAACTGGTCTATCAGTGTCGCCATCAAACGCGCTTTTAATACCACCTCTAAGGAAATTGTGGTATTGTCTCTCACCATCTAGTGGGTTTTTAAATGTTTTAAATTCCTCTGTTTCAAAGAAGTCTCTAGCAATGTAACCAATCTCATGAATGCCAGATGTGGCAGTGGCATGGACCTCAGGGTTTTGGGCTAGTAAGTTTTGTAAAAGAGTAGAGCAAGCTCTAGGAAGACCAGATGTAAAATGAACTGTTTTCATATATTAGTATTATAGATACTAATTAAGAAAAGTCAATACTTAATTTGGAATTGGGTTAGGGTAATTATTCCAAGGCAACACTGTCATACCAGAACCTTGTTGAAATGTAGATGTGTATGTACCTACTGCGTCTGGACCTACGTATATAGTGGTAAGTGAGGATGTACCAGTTAAACCGCCAATACCTATCCATGACGCTACATCTGCATTCGTATATAGAGTATTTACACCAATACAATAACCAAAAGCTTGATCGCTAATATTTGTAACATTATTTCCAATAGTTATAGAGCCTGTTAAGTTAGTGCAACCTTGAAAAGCAGCATACCCAATACTTATCACACTATCTGGAATAGTTAATGAACCAGTAAAGCCACAATCACTAAAACTAAAATCTTCAATAGTCGTAACACTATCTGGAATAACTAATGAACCAGTTAAGCCAGTGCAACTACGAAAAGCCTCACTCCTAATACTTGTGAAGTTAGGATTAGTAGGTAAGGTTAATGAACTATTAAAACCTGAGCAACCTTTAAAAGCAGCATACCCAATGAATGTCACACTATCAGGAATAGTTAACGAACCAGTTAAGCCAGAGCAATTTACAAAAGCTTGACCGCTAATATTTGTAACATTATTTCCAATAGTTATAGAGCCTGTTAAGTTAGTGCAACCTTGAAAAGCAGCATACCCAATACTCGTAACGCTATCTGGAATAGTTAATGAACCAGTTAAGCCAGAGCATTGATAAAAAGGAAAACTCCCAATAGTCGTAACACTATCTGGAATAACTAATGAACCAGTTAAGCCAGTGCATTCACGAAAAGCACTATTCCTAATACTTGTGAAGTTAGGATTAGTAGGTAAGGTTAATGAACCGTTAAGGCCAGAGCAACCTTGAAAAGCAGCATACCCAATGAATGTCACACTATCAGGAATAGTTAACGAACCAGTTAAGCCAGAGCAATTTTCAAAAGCTTGAAACTTAATACTCGTAACGCTATTAGGAATAGTTAATGCGCCAGTAAACCCACTACAATAATAAAAAGCATGACTGCCAATACTTGTGCACGAACTTCCAATCTGTAATTGTTTTAAAGAGTCATCACCATCCTTCCAGTTATTAGGGATATCCCCGATCACTTGATCAATAGTGCCTTGGGTACCATCCCAAACAATAGTCTGCGTTCCTATATTGCCGCCCTCATTCTGCAGGGTGAGTTCAGTGACATTGTTGGTGGTTGTTCCTTGGAATACTTTGCTCATTGTTAGTTAGGGATTGGGTTAGGATAGTTGTCCCAGTTGGCTATTGTTAGTCCAGTTCTTCCTTGGAACGATGATGTATAACCAGTAGCATTTGGACCTGTATATATAGTAGAGAATGTGGTGTTGATTAAAGCATTCGTCCCTATCCAAGATGATGCAGGAGTATCGACATATACCGCAGTCAAGTTAGAGCAAGAATAAAAAGCACCATTCGCAATACTAGTAACACTATCTGGAATGACCAATGAAACATTTAGGTTTTGGCAATAATAAAAAGCATAATTCCCAATAGTTGTAACACTATTCGGAATGGTTAATGAACCAGTTAAGCCAGAGCAATAACCAAAAGCACCTACCCCAATAGTTGTAACACTATTAGGAATAGTCAATGAACCAGTTAAGCTATTGCAAAGGTAAAAAGCATAATTCCCGATACTTGTGCATGATGTGCCAATTACTAATCCCTTAACATCATACCCTCCATTAATATCATATGCATATGCATAGCTGGATATAGATCCAACAATCTGCTCAACTACATTTGCCCCAGTATTCTTTGTAACAACAGTAGGAGTGCCAAGATTTGGCAACGTGCTTTCGTTGGCGTCAAGCAAATTAAGCTCAACGACATTACCTGTCACATCTCCTTTGTATGTTTTACTCATATTACCAAGTGATCGCTTGTAGTTCTGCTAGTGTAGTTGCAGCGTCGATTGAAACGTTGACGGCTTTTTCTCTCTGAAATGATTCCTTAATGTGTGCGGTAACTCCATCAGAAATTGCAGTAATAGTTGCGGCATCGATTGTCAAAAACACACCATTACTGAGTTTCCAATCAGTAGTAAATGTATTATCCTCGCTAGCTAAAAACCTTGCTTGGTAGATACGGTCAACTGTAAGTCTATCAGTTCTTACGTCAATACCACCAACATTAATACCACCTACTTCAAAATCATATCTCTTGCTTGCGAAGTGATCTCTTGCGAATACTTTTGCACCATCAATATCAGCACCAAACTCAGTGATTTGTGCTTCATATCTTTCTTGTTGTTTAGCTGCTCTGAATTCTTCTTGTGTCATTAGAACACCATCAACGATAAAGAATCTATCTTCACTAGCTTCTACTGTAGCTGCATCAGCATCAGAAATTTCGCTATAGTGTGGAGCGTCTGTCGGCTCGAACTCTACTATGTTAAAAATTGCCCCTTTTGGACCTGTGATTGCGTATTTCATATTGTTATTTAGTTAAAATTTTTGTGTTAGTTACGGGATGTTAGGGTAATTAGTCCAAGGAGATATTGTTAAGCCAGTTCTTCCTTGGAACGATGATGTGTAACCAGTAGCATTTGGACCTGTGTATATGGTAGTGAAGGTGGTTCCGCTGAAGGCGTTTGATCCTGTGAAACTAGAAGCTGGAGTGTTGGTGTATACAGCGGTTAAGCCAGAGCAACCACGAAAAGCAAAATCTCCAATAGTCGTAACACTATTTCCAATGGTTAACGAGCCAGTAAAGCCAGTGCAATAAAAAAAAGATCGACTACCAATAATTGTAACACTATTTCCAATGGTCAATGAACCGTTAAAGCCTGAGCAAAGACTAAAAGCAACATTCCCAATACTAGTAACACTATTAGGAATAGTCAGCGAACCAGTAAAGCCAGAACAATAATAAAAAGCACTATTCGCAATACTAGTAACACTATCTGGAATGACCAATGAACCCTTTAGGTTTTGGCAAAAGTAAAAAGCATTACTCCCAATACTCGTACATGATGTGCCAATTACTAACCCTTTTAATGTGCCGTCGAAATAAAACCCACTGCTAGAAGTAATATCACCCATTACCTGCACGGCAATCTCACCATTATTAGTGCCATCATATGCAACAGTAGGAGTCTCAATGTTAGTAGCCTCAGCTTGTAAGTTAAGCTCGACTACATTGTTAGTTACGTCTCCTTTGAATACTTGGCTCATGGTTAGGTTGCTTCGGTCTTATTGAGAGTTACTTCCCAAGATACCGAATCAGCACTATCACCAGTTACAATAAAGGTAAGTGCGTTATTAGCCGCAGTTACTGTAATGTCCCAAGCTATATCTTCTTCGGCGAAAACTGTTTTAGCTACAACGCCAACTAATGCGGCTGTTCCAGCATCGTTCTTAATGACGCCCTCGATCTTATAGCCAGCACTTTCAGTGGCAGATCTTGCAGCGACTAAAGCAGAGAAGGTAATTGTTGAACCAGTAGCGACATCTACTCTATTAGTCGGTGTTCCATCAACGTAGATTTCGGTCGGTGTGTCATTTGCTGTGGTGCCTGAAAGTGTAGTGCCAGAAGGGCCTCCAACTTCCCAAGTAACGTTGCCAGCGCCATCTGCTGTCGCTACAGTTCCATCGGCGGCGAGTGCGGAATCAAGATCTGCAACAGTGTGTGTATGAGAAATCGGCGCATAAGTTGCGGCGATGTCCGTGATCTCTGAAACCGTGTGAGTGTGAGCTGGAGGCGCAGACTCGAGCGATCCGAGCCTACTCTCTGCGTCAGTGACGTTTGCATTAATTGTATCAACGCAATCTTGGTGCGTAGATACTCCAGGGGTCGGATTAAAAGGTGTTTGGGCCATTGGTTTAAATTATTTTTGTATTTCCGTTGTTATCTGTTGATATTTGTGGTCTAGTTGATATTTTAGCAATTATTGAATCAAGCTACTAGTGATGCGGCTAGAAATATAGCGTCAACTTCCTCATCAGTAAGACCTAATGCTGCTTGCATTATTGCTATACGATCATTGTTACGCCTAAAAACGGCAGCGTGGTGCCACCAATCATACATTTTCTTTTTATCAATGATTTCTTGATCTGTAGTTTCAGGCATTGCCGCAATAATATTGTCGACTGAATCATGAAGACCCTCGTCAATCAAGGCGTCTCTCATTTGAATGTTTGTAACTTCTTCTATAGGTGCCTCAACAATATCCTCCAGTTTCCAGCCGTATGATTCCGTCGTCAATTCTCTAACGTAATACTGACCTTCTGGAGCGTCGTCTGGCATTGGCAAGTTTTCGACATAATCGTAACCATCTGGCGTAGATGGTGCAGCAGCATCCCTAGTCAAAGATGACGGAAGACCATCAACACTTGAGTATTGAAGCTTTAATGGGCTTAGTTTAATTAATTGATAAGTTTTCATTTTAAAATAAATTTTTATGTTGCATCACTGACATACAAATAAAGTATTGAACCGTTGTAATACCATCCTATTGTAGCCACCCCAGTAGTTGGCGTTATGGCAGCTATATCAGCCAAATCTCCCGCTAAAACTATATGAGATCCTACGGACCAAGTCCAAGAACCAGTAGTATCTTGTGTAACCTCAATTAAACCAGAGTCTCCATCGCTAACGTTTATAATGGAAATGTCAGTAATATCCTCGAAAAGCTCTACTGAAACGTTACCGCCGAGAGATTTATCAAAAGGCAAGACCCCACCAGAAGAAGTCGAGACTTGAGGCGTTACAAGTTCAAGTGCGCCGAGTCTTGACTCTGCATCGGTTGCGTTACCGTTCCATACAGTCCTTGCATTTAAGTGGGTTTCTGTCCCAGTAGGGGTAAAAGTGTTTTGTGCCATTTTTTATATATTTTCTTTAAATTGTTAGTTAATCACAGATAGGCCAAATTTCATTGTTGTCCCAGGTTTCGTTGTTGTACCATACATCGTCGCAACCATCCAACCAAACACAATCATCGTCCCATGTTACGTTATCCTTCCAGAGCCCAAGGCAACAGCCAGTAGCTAAGACGACAGCTACAAACCTTCTTCTTATGGTGTTGCCTAGTAATCTTAAGGTTCTCATTTAGTCTGCGTAATATACGATAGCGTCTCCAGTAATTTGTATAGAGGTCCATTCTCCGACTATAACATCGCCAAGAACAATATCGGCTCCAACGAAATTACCTATACTCCCTACAGTGCCAGCTCCGATTACGCAGTCACTAAGAGCATGAATAGCCATGAACTTACCAGTGACTGTAGTATCGATAATTCTTTCTCCGCCGTAGTGACCTACTTGTTTTAAAAGGGTGGATTGTGTTGATGTGGACATACAAATACATACACAAAAAACAAGATCATGACAAATATTTCATGACAAATATTTCATGACAACTCTTCCAACATTTTTCTTTTCGTCAGAAATAAAACCTTTAAGAAAAACATCAGAATCAACAAGCTCTATTGATTTAACATCAAAAACCAACCTTTGATCGTCAAGAAATAGTTCTTTTAAATAACCTGTCTTTATTAAAAAACCGCAATCACCAGATAATATCTTGCCGTCTAGGTGTTTTGTTAAGCTATTTGTTCCTATTATTTTTAATTTGCAACTCTTCATAGTGCTTTTTTATTTCGTCTTTTGGAAAGTAAACTCTATCTATACCATCATCTTCGCTGTCACAATACCTTACCTTTAAGTGTCTTTTAAGCCAATTTCTGTAATTAGATTTTTTAAACACCCTCTCTATGTCTCCGTATATTTCATTTACACCAAAAAAATCAAAGGCTTCTAGCATTTCTTTGTAAAAACAAAGCCCGACATGTAGCGGACCAAGCCTTCTTGTTGCCTGATTGGGGAAAGCATAGCTTAGATTTATACCATCTTTTTCTTTTTTGAAGAAGGTGAAAAACATATACTCTTCTTTATCAAGAACGCATAAACTTAAATCGCTATCCCTTAGATCATCCATTAAAGATTTTGAACCTTCAATTCTAGAAGACATGCTCTTCATAGAAGCTGCATCGCCATAAGGGAAAGATTTTAAATAATAAAAAGAAAATAGTCTTTGAAATTCTTTGTCATCAAAATCTACCTTTTTTAATTTTAGTTTTATAAATTTCATGTACTTCTTTTACATCATTTTTTGTAACAGTAAATTCTGGGTATCTCTTACCTCTTACATGTTTAACCTTAATTCTATTAAGGGAAGCTCTCTCTAGATAATTAAAGTATTTATTCGCATTGTGGCCTCTTTCTAAAGATGCAAAAACTTTATCTAAATTTAACGAATCCAAAGCGTAATCAAGGATGCAAAGGATACAGTAAAAATTTTCAATAATGCTCAATTTTGATTTTAAACTGGGACAACAAAAATCAATCATTAATGTTTTTTCTGACTCGTCAACGGTACCAAATAATATAAAGGCCAATTCATTGTTTTTATCTTTCATGCAATAAGAATTACTGCAGTCTTCTTTTAAATCAACAAATAATCCGCGAGCTCTACTCTCGAGTCTTACTTTAGAGTTACTAACGAACCCGTTGAATGGGTTTGATTCCGATAAAAAATCACGGAAACATTCAAAAACGGACTCGTCTTCAAAATCTAAATTAGATATCATTTTTGTTTTGTTTATTGGGGTATATTTTAACTGAGGATTCCGTATTGCTGGAATCGTCAAGACAAACCTTGTAAACCTCTCCGTTTGTAAGGTTTGCGCAGTCAACAGCCCAAGAATAACCGCCTGAAATTGAGTCCGAATAACTTTGCTGATACTTACCTTTTCTATCTAACACTCTATAAATAATATTGCTCATTTTTATTTTTTTGTATACTTATATTATGGTAAAAAAAACATTAATATCAAATTAAATTTTTAAAAATCAATTTTATGCATTACTATATAGAAATAGTGTAATAAAAACCATGGAGAAAGGCAAAGACAAGGCGGCAAGGGCTCTATTTGAAATAGAACCAACGGCACTTATTGAGTTATATAGAATATATCCAGATGTAGAAAAAAAGCCTGAATCTTATTTTAATATACATAACGGTTCTGTTTTTGGAGGAGGAGTAATATGGCAAGGTGAAACTTACGCCCCGATACCAATGGAAACAGAAGGGTTTTCTGTTTCCGCATCTAAAGTAAACAGACCTTTAATTAGAATATCTAATAAAGATTTTTTTGTAACGAGCTTAATAAAAAATAACAATGATTTTGCAAATGCGAGGGTAGAAAGAAGAAAAACCTTTGTAAAATTTTTAGATGATGAGAATTTTGATGGGGGAAACCCTTTTGGGGAGTCAGATGCCACCGCCAATGTATCCGTTGATTTTTACTTAGTGTCTCAAAAAAGACAAGAAAACAAAGTATTTGTAGAGCTTGAACTCACAAGCCCATTAGATATAGAAACCTTAGAATTAAACAATAGAAGGATATTAGGCAAATACTGTTATTGGAAATATAGAGGTCCTGGATGCGAGTACCAAGGAATACCAATAGAAATAGACGATTCAAGGGAGTTTACAAATACGGATGGCTCACCGTTAACTGTTCAATCAAAGCAAAAAACAAAAAATCTTGGTAGGAGCTTCCATAAGATGCCAAATTTTAATTACAACAATCCAAATGATCTTTATTCTTTGGATAGTTTTTACTACAGGGGTTCTATTGTATTTAAAGTTAATCAAAAAGTAAGAATTCAAGACCCAAGAGATCCAGAAGCTTTTCGACCCCTTTTAACTTACTACGTAGCTAGAAAATTTGTACCAAGAGGAATCGATCCAGAATCATATCCCGAATACTGGGAGAGAGATGGGTGCGGAAAAAAAATAGCACAGTGCAAAAAGAGATTCACAAAAATAGAATTAGTAAACTCGTTTAGTTTTAGTGAGGTTTACCAGCAGCGATTCTGGAATATACAAGAAGCTAGCAAGCTTCATATGACTTATATTAGACCAAAAAATAATGCTAACACTTATAACAAAAAAATATTAAACGCTCTTACATTAAACTCCAAAAGCTTCGGAGCTGGTTCTGACTGCAACTCTGGAGGAAATGACACATCCTTAACAAAAGCATTTACACTTAGTATCCATATAGCTGAAACTTTTGGAAGGCAAGCTGAATCAGCAGGTAATGATGAGGTGGCTAATGGACCACCAGTGATCAATCTGTTTAAAACAAGCAATAGGACAGACGGGCTGAAGTATTTTGAAATAGGAATGTCAAGAGAAAGGGGCACTATAGTATTGCTAACAAGCTCTAGATCTCCGAGTATAGCATGCGGCCTCGTACAAAATACTATAGAGTTAATACCTAATATTAAATTGGTTAATGAGAATGTTGATCTTTTTCATTGTCAAGATTTGCTTCTAACAATTTCAAAAAGAACGGTAAATGGTAACTTTGTCATAGAAACTCAATTATCTGGAATAAACAAAGGAGAAGCTCAAGGAGGTACTGGAGCGAATAGGTTTTTTGAATTAGAAAATAATATTACTCTAGAAAATATAGATACAACAGGTACTGATCGCATAGTTATGTTTGGGGGTTCTTCAAGAAGATATCTTAAAGGCTCAGAATATATTTATGATTGGACTCACTCAAGGATGAATGTGGCTACTGTTGCCTTTTGGGACAAATACATAAGTAAGTATGCTTTTTCAGAGATGCTTGGCGAAAGAGTTTATAACGATCAATTGTCATCAAAAATAATTAAAAAATACGACACTCTTGAGGATTTTATTGATAACGCTGGAAGCCATCCAATAAAATCATGTATTTCGTTTTGGCAGGAACCTTATTTTAAAAGCAATAACTGGTATGTGAAAGAACATAGACACGGCAATGACCTGCTAGTTAAAGGCAATGATAAGGGGTGGGCGGGAAATAGTAGAACATTTAATTACTGGCCAAGTAATAAAGTTTACGCAGCTGGGTACGATTTCTTAGGAGGTTTTACAGAAATAGAAGCGAATACAAAATCAAGCATCCAAAGGTTAGAAAATGTAGGAGGTATGCCTTTTGGAGGTTTCCCTGGAACAGACGGATATAGTTATACAACTTAAAAAATGGAGATATACAAAACAAAACAAATAAAACGCGCCATAGATAAAATATCTGAAATATCAGAGTCAAAGGTTTCTCAGGAAGTGTGCGGTTTATTAGGCAAAAAGAAAGACTATTATGTAATACAAGAGTGTATCAACATATCGGAAACCCCTAGAGACCAATTTGTACTTGATCCAATACAATATGTTTTATTTAAAAATGAATACGAACCAATAGCTTTATTCCATAGCCATATAGTTGGAGATGAAAGTCCTTCTGATTATGATGTTTTAATGTCTGAAAATAGCTGTTTACCATTTATGATATACTCCTTAAATACCAAAGCTTTTTATATTCATGTTCCCAAGAATTTAGATGTTGATATAGAATTAGTTAAAAAAACCCAATACAAAATAGAAGAAAATAAATATGACGAATATAAAAATATACGGAATAATGTCTAAAACCTTCGGAGAAGAAATAGATCTGAAGGTGGGATCTATAAATCATCTTTTCGATGCTATAGATGCTAATAGGCCTGGTTTTATACAAAAAATCAATAAGCTGGCAAAGCTTGGCTTCCATTACGCTTTGATCATAGATGGCAAAAGAGTTAAAGATTTTAAGAGACCAAGTGTTGTTAAAAACCACAAAAAGATAGAGATAGTTCCATTGATTGCTGGTAATGGACTAGTTGCTGGAATCGTTGCGGGAGTTGTTTCAGTAGTCTCAACAGTGGCCGCAGCTGTAGGTGCTGTGTTTGGAGCTATAGGTGCAGGTCTTGGTGCTTTAGGGGCAGCTATTGCTT